GTAATGGCAATGGGAACATGGTGATGTCTAGGCAGTATGGGGGCTACTGGAGATACGACGAACTTGAGCATCACTACAAAGCCACGCTCACAGAAGTTCACAGAATTTTACAGCCGAAGGGCATCCTTGTATTTAAGTGTCAAGATATAGTGCATAACCATAAACTACACCCAACTCATATAAATATTGTGAACTGGTGTGAAAATACCTTTCGTCTCAAAGACATGTTTATCCTGTCCGCTAGTAGTCGTATGCCAGTACCGCAACAGAAAGGTGTTGCCCGTCGTGTACAAAAACATGCACGTATTTTTCACTCCTACTTTCTTGTATTGGAAAAGCTGAATGGACATAACAAAACTAATTGACGAGTTCTTTGCTAAAGACAAGCGCGAAGAGCCTAGAGCCTACATAGGCGCAAGTTCAGTAGGGCATGACTGCACAGCTATGCTGTCGTTCAGCCACAGGGGATACCCTGACACGCCCCCCGATCCAAAATTAAAACGCATCTTCCGAGACGGACACAGGATAGAGTACGTAGTCATCAGCGATATGGCAAAGGCTGGTGTCCATATCATGGATAAAGACCCCATGACTGGTAAGCAGTGGCGTTATACTGACTACCACGGGAACAGTATGGGAAACGCAGATGGCATCGTCGAGACGGATGATGGCATGGCGATAGTCGAGATTAAGTCTATGAACGATAGTAAGTTCAAAGAGTTCTCCAAGAAGGGTGTCAAGTACAGCCACCCTATGTACTTCGCCCAAATGCAGTACCTGATGGGATTGGCTAGTATGGATAGAGCAGTCCTCGTTAGCTACAACAAGAACACATCTGACTACCACCATGAATGGGTGGACTTCGATATATTTTTCTACAACGCACTGAAGCAAAAGGTTGAGGACATTATCAATGGACTTGGCCAGAAAATTTCTACTGATGAGGCCGACTGGCGATGTCGTGGTTGCTTCAAGCGAGACGCATGTTGGCATGGCGCTGAACCAGAAAGAACCATGCGGACGTGTGGTAACTGCCATGCCTCAACTACTAGCGCAGAGTGGACGTGCGGTAAGGGGTGTACGGATAATTGTTTGGATTGGGTGAGGTACGAACCACATGCCAAAGCGTAGTGGATGGCAAGGCCCGATACCGCCAGAGATAGTTAGCTGTGGCGATATGTGGGTTACGCAGAAATTTAAGAAACTCTGTGTCGAGGCAAGTGATGTCCTGTCTATGCAACAGGGTCAGGCACGGAAGAAAAGAGAGGAAGAACTCAACAGGTCACTTGATGAACTGATAAGGCAGGCGAGGCACATCAATGAGCAAAAAGATAATTAACCTTGAGCATAGCATCACTATGGTCAGGGATAGGATTAAGGATATTGAATGGGAGCTTTCTTACTTTGGGCTGGAGGGGCTGGAAGACGACGTGTCGCACATAATTGAAAGGCGTAAGGCTGTAGACAAGCTACGGCACTTGCAAAAGGAACTACTACAGGCGAGGTTAGGGATGACCAATGAGACCTAAACTTATAGGATTTGCTGGCAGGCTTGGGTCTGGTAAGACGCTGGCCGCCGACCTTTTATGTGCCAAGTATGGCTTTATGAAAGTTAAATTTGCCAAGCCAATCAAGGACATGATGCGTAGCTTGGGACTTGATGACCGTCACATTGAGGGTGAGTTAAAGGACGAGCCTTGTGACATTCTTGATGGGGAGACACCGAGATGGGCGATGCAAAGTCTTGGAACGGAATGGGGACGCTCCCTGATCAGCGAAAACTTATGGCTGAACAGGTGGAAAAGGATCGTCGAAGAGAACCTCAATTTGAACAACAACGTAGTGGTAGACGACTTGAGGTTTCCGAACGAATTAAAAGCGGTGCAGGAGTTGAGCGGCCAGGTGATCGTGTTGCTTCGCAACGACGAGAAAGAAGGGGAACACTCGTCTGAGAACACTATAAACCTAAAGGATATTAGGGCTGATCTTGTTATTGATAATAAAAATTGGGATGCGGTAGAGCTAACTAGGGCTATAGATAGTTGGTGGCTGTCTAATAACCTATGAGTTTCTTGCCGATAGCAAAGCTACTACGAAAATAAATAGCGCGACTGATCCGACTACCAATGTTGCCGCAATAGCTATTACTTCAAGCATCTGCTGACGTTTTCTTTTAGCGGCAAGAGCATCCTCTTGTCGCTTCTTTCTTATATCTGCCCGTAGTCTTACTAACTCTTGCCAAGCCCCCATACCACGAGAGTAGAGGATGATCTCTCGCAACTGGTTCTCTAAGTCCTCTGCTTTCTTCTTGGCCATGAAGGTGTCAAGAGCCTCCTCCTCGACACTGCGGAAGACGCTGGACTTTTTCTTGTTGTGTTGATGGGTGATTTCGTCGATGGAGTTCCAGAGCGTACCAATCTCTTTGGCCAAAGAGGTGATCTCTTTGCCTGCGGCTACGCCTGCTTTTAATGCGCTGAAAGCCGCAACAGCGGCTGTGACTGGCTCCATACCATTTTCCTACCCTAGCTTTTTTTTGCCACTTACTGGCTCACAGGTTTTCTTTTGCTTTCCCCTGCTAACGTACTTGGCAATGTGCATTGTCCTGTTACTACTCAGGCGTTGGTCTGGCTTTGCGAAAGACTTTGCCGCGTCTCTATAAAGCTCCTGCTTACACTTGCTATCCATTATGCCCTCCTAGTCTTTTTAGTAGTTTTCTTTTTAGATGACGCTGACGCCTTGCGAAAAGCCGCATCCGTCGGCGCACCTTGCTCGCCTTTCTTCCGCATCTTTTTACCCGAAGCACGTCTTGCACGAATGTTATCCCAAAGACCTCTTGTCATTATGCGCCTCGTTTGATTGCGGCTGGCGACTTACGAATAGACAGCTTTCCCTTGTTCAGTATGCAGGGGCATGGTTTTGCCAGCATGTTCCCGTACTGACCACCCTTCGCATAATGTGTTGGCCTTTCAGCCTTGCTAACATTACCGACTGACCGTGTTCCTTTTATGCCGTGCATTAGTCACCCCATATCTCAAAGTGCGGAGCGTCAATAAACGGACGCTTACCCTCTGCCCTACGGACATCAATATAACTCGAAGCCGCCCACTCCATCGTCCCGTCAAACTCTGCGATGTTGGCGATGTGCCATGCACCGCCCCAGCGAATTGGAACCTTCACCTTCTTCGCCGCCTTCTTCATTGCGTCGGCGATGTTGTCGTAGAGATTAAGTTCCCATGAGCCACGAGAGCCTATGTACGCCATGAGGTCTACGGCCTTGCCCTCCAAGTGCTTGGACTTCATGGTCTGTGACGCACCCTTTTTAACAAGCTCTGCCTGCTCTTCTTCTGTTCGTAGTCCGCAGATTACCCCGAAGTCTATGTCGGTGTGCTTGATTGCTGTAAGCACAACTAGCTTCAGGCGCTCGTCTACGCCCTCTAGTTTGTTGAGACTACGTTCAGATAACTTGAAGTCACTCATCCTTCATGTTCTTCCTGGCTACGCCTTTAGATTTTTCCCAGCTTCTCATGCCGCCGAGACCCAGTAACGCAAGGGTTAGGCTCATCAGTTCTCCTGATTGCAGTTGTTCAAACTCTGGCATTGGAATATCTGGAGCAAACACAGCCGTACCCCACTCAGCCAGTGGGAGGATGAAGAAGTTAGTTAGTAGTCCGAGCGCACATATCCACATGATGGCTGGCCTAGCTCCAGCCACGAACATGGATGCGTGCTTGGCTTGCGCTACGTTAGCTTCGACCTGAGACATCGCGGCTTCGTGGGCATGTTTTTGTGCCATCGTCGCTATGTCGTGCGCCAACTTCTGCTTGGTGTCAGCGTCTGGTATGAACTTATCCAGTAAACTACTTACTGGCCCTATTAGTGCAGATAACATCTGTCTCTCCTGTTTCTCCATTGCAACACTCTGAGATGTAGAGATTGCAAACTTGACATTGCACATGCCCATGCACTTCCACTGGCGGTAGATTGCAGTAGCATCGTGGACACTGGTTGTTATCCAGCTTATTTTGTATTGGCCCCTTTTCCTTCATGCCCTACCCATATTCCGAAAACGCCTGTGTAAACGCCCATGATAACGCTACAGAAAGCACTCTGACTTGCGCTTGGATCTTCCAATGACATGAACCACTCAGCACAACGCCATGACATGGCAGTGCTGGTCAGCATCATTAGTCTTGGTAGTAGGTTGAGCGCGAGCAGGCGCTTCATTCTATCACTCACGACAACCTCCCTCTTACTAAGGGGATGCACTTGTATGAGACTGGTACGTATGGTGGCATGTGCTTGTGGACGAGCGGCCCCATTTCGTAGATGCGTTCCACACATTTCTCTTGAGTTTTGTAGGGGCCGAGCTGGTCGTGCAGTTCTATGCACTCTGTTTCA